CTCCCCTCCCCGCGATCTCCTGATTAAAGGACGAGTGCGTGGCGGTCGGCGATCCGTTTCTTGCTATTGCGCCCTACCCTATCGCAACGAACCCGAATGTCCGATCCGTTTGCGCGTTATTGGCGTGCGTGAGCGTGAACGACCCATTCCCGACCGCGCTCACATAGAGCGTGCCGGCGGCGAGCTCGGCGGCGGCATGGGCGGTGGCCGGCGAGAGCAGCACCACGCTGCCGGCGCCGCAGTTCTTGGCGATCACCACTGTGCTCGCCACGTTGACCGTAAGCGTCAGCGTGCCGACCGCGTTGGAGCGGCCCTGCGCGAGCTGGTTGATGGCGGTCGCGATCTTGCGCGCGTCCTTCTCATCGGGCGCAATGACCAGCGCGCTCATCGCAGACCCTCCGGCGCGACATCGGGCTCGACGCCGAGCGCGAAGGACCATGGCGTTCCGGCCGGAATGCGGATGCGGCCGCGGGCATAGCGGGTCGAGGCGCGCAATGGGATCAGCCCGCGCGCGTCCATCGCGCTTTCTGGCGTCGCGACGGCGGCGGCGGGCCAGCGCTCCGCCGCGAGCACCGAGCCGAACACCGTCGCCGCATCGGTGATCGGCCGCATGCCGCGCACGAACAGACGACGGCCGTCAAGCGCCTGCGCGCCGGTGTCGATGGTGGCCTCGAGATTGGCGCCGCGAAAGAAGCCGAGCACGTGGCCCGCATTGAACGCGGCGATCTCGGGCGTCACCGAGGTGGCGAAACTGTCGAGCGAGGGACCGAGCGCGTCGAGCGACGGCGAGATGGCGTCGAGATTTTCGAGCGTGAGGCCGGGCTGCGACAGCGAGCCCAAGAACTCGCCGGTCATCGCGATCGGCGACCAGCGATCGAGCACGTAGTCGTAGCAGATGAGCTTGTCGAACAGGCCAGAGGCGCCGCTGTTCGACTTGTAGGCCCACAGCACGCGCGAATGCTGCGGATCGGACGCGCCGATCACGAGCTGCAGATTGCCCTTGTCGAGATCGGCCAGAAAAGTTCGATCCACCCGCTCCTTCCCGATCGAGGCGGGATAGCCGGATGGCGCCATGGTCATGAAGCCGTCGGCGGCGAGAAAGAAGATGCGGTCGCCCGAGCGGATCAGCGAATAGGGCGCGTAGAGGCCGCGATCCTCGGCGATGCGCTCGATCTGAAACACGAAGGGCGAGCCGGGCGCGAATGTCATGCGGCGGAGCGCGCCGTCCTGAAAAATGTTGCCGAACTCGCCGCCGGCGACGCCGCGCACGATGCCGCCGTCCGGCAGGTCTTGGAAATCCGAGGAGTTGATGCCGGATGTCCATTGCGTGACGTCGTTCAAGCCCGACCACTGCACGCGATAGGGAGTCGACAGGAGACCGCTCAGCACGATGAACCGGCCGACCACCGAGATGTAGCGCGCCTGCGGCGGGCTGCCGCCGACATCGGCGAAGGCGGTCGAGGAGCGCAGGTCGAAAAGCTGCGGCACCACGTTCGCCTGCACCGCGATGACGAAATTGTTGAACTGGACGAACTGCCAGTTGTCGGTCGCCGACAGCGCCGGATAGGCGGCGGCGCCCTTGCTCACGTCACTCCAGGTGAAGTTGGTGTTGTTGAGCTGATAGAGGCGGGTCGCGGTCGCGGCGAAGATCGCGATCGAGCCGTCGGACCTGATCGCCTTGAAGAATCCCCGGCACGGGCCGGCGAGCGCCGCGCTATAGGCGGAGAAATCCGGAAACGGCCCGTAGCCGTCGCCGCGCGGCAGCGCGTTCTTGAGAAAGGCCGCGAACTGCGCCTGGTAGTTGGCGACGTCGGGGCGATATTCGCCGAAGGGGATGAGGGGCATGGGGGCGTAGTAATATGTCGGGGTTGAAGCTCGTTCATGTGTACGAGCGTGGCGGCTTTTGCGTCCTCTCCCCCGCTTGCGGGGGAGAGACAGAGAGGGGGGCGCCGCTTGCGCATGCGTATGTGGCTTCCCCCTCCCCGCCCTCCTCCGCGCGCGGGGGAGGGAGCGCGAGTGAGTGCGGGGAAAGTAAAAAACCGCAGCTACGGCGTCGCGCCCATCACGCGGATGGCGGCGGGTGCGCGCGTCTTTGCATCGAGCCGGTCGATCTCGTCGAACAGCTCGTTACGGCGAGCGGCCCACAGCGCAAGGCTGTCGGAATCCTTGACGAAGCCGTGCGCCTCCGCGAGCGCGCCGAAAAGATAGAGATCTGGATACGCCGCGAGCAGCCAGTTCGACGGTCCGGCGTTGGAGAGCGCGGGGATCTTCTGGAAGTAGTCGAAGGCGAGTGCGGTGTCGTCGGAGGGACGCACGGTGAGCGTCGCGCCTTCGATGGTGAAGAGTTTCGGTCGTCCCGCCGGCGCGGTCGGATAGAGCGCGCGCAGATAGGACGGATGGACGTATTCGAGCTCGCGCGGCGTCGCCCCCGTCCAGGTCACGCGCCGCCAGGCGAGATAATCCGCCGGCAAGGCCGCGTCTCCCCATATCGGCGCGAGCATCGCCACGGATTCCATCTGCCGCACGCGCAGCCGGCGGTTCGCCACCGCTTCGAACAGCATGATGAAGTCGGGGATGGTGGCGGAAAGGTCGCCGCGCGCGAGCCACGAGGCGACGGCGCTCTGCAGGTCGGAGTAGGTCGCGATGGTCATTTATCGACCCTCAGAAACTGCCAGTCGGGATCATCGAGCTTTTTCCTGATGAAAGCGCCGAACTCCTCGCTCGACATCTTGAGGACATCGGCGCCTTCCTCGTTCATCCATTTCACGACGATGACATTGGGGATGGTGGCGATATGGCGTCCCCAGTCGCTTTTCTGCGGCTCGCGGCGCAGAGCGGCATTGCGCTTCAGGATCGGCTCCACGTCCTGGATACTCTCCACGACGATCAGCTTCGCGCCGCGATCGAGCGTCAATCGGGTTTCGAGCATGTCAGTCGGTCAACTCGACCACGCTGAGCGTGCCGGTCACGGTATCGTTGCCGAGCACCGCGATCTTCTGCCCCGGCGTGACCTTGATGTACTCCACCCAGTTGACCGGCACGAGCGGCGTGGTCGCGCTCGCAGTCGGATTGTCGCCGACCGAGATGCGCACCCCGCTCGTCGCCGTGATCGCGCCCTGCACGCAGATCCGGATGTATTTGGTCTGCGAGCCGAAAGCGGCCGACTGCACGGACGCGCCGCCGGCCGCGTTGAAGGTGACATTGTTTATCGTCGAATGCCGATAGGCGTCGTGGAAGAGCATGGCGGGCACGCCTCCATCATTTGCGGATCACGGCGTGAAATTGCGCCGGGATGCCGGTTCCGGTCGCGCCGGATGGCGTGAACGAGATGAAATCGCCTTCCTGCACGTCACGCGAGATGCCCGCTGCCGCCGGGGCGTCGCTTGCGCCGCTGCCCGCGGTGCCAGCCGCGATCGAAAGCGCGCCGATGTTCGATCCGCCATTGATGGCGACGGCGATTGCGGCGGTGCCGGTTATGGTTCCTTCCAGCACCGCGTAGGTGCGCACAATCCTGCCTTTGACAGGCGCGACAGCCCAGGCCGCGACCGGGGTGGTGCCGACGCTCGCAGTCTTGCAGGAAACGACGACTTCGCTGGTGGGCTCGTTGACGGGAAGAGTCATAGTGAATTGATCCTGATTCGAGGAAAGAAAGAGGGCGGCCCGGAAGCCGCCCTCCTGGGTGATCCGCCGTCCGGTTACACCGTCGTGTTGTCGAACACGCCGCCGGAGGCCTTCTCGTTGCGCGCCTCAAGGGCGTATTCGGAGAGGATTTCCTTGCGCTCGGAGTCGCCGGTCTTGGCCAGCGGCATCGAGACCATCTTGCGGCCGTTGAGATAGGCGAGCGCCCACATGTCGGTCTGCAGCACCAAAACGTCGCGCGGCCGCGAGAACCGATTGGCGACGACCTTGAGCGTGCCGAAATCGGACTCGTAGGCGTCGACCGAGGCGACGATCTTCTTGCCCTTGGTTTCCTCGAACGGCGTGGCGCGGCCCGTGAAGGTGGAGAACACCTGCTTGTTGAAGCCGCCGGTCATGATGGTGTCCGGCTTGCCGCCGTTGTTCCAGATCGACTGCAGCACGGTCTTGAGATTGGCCTCGGTGAACGCTCGCTGCGTGCCGTCGGTGCGGGTGCCGGTGCCGTCGGCCGCGGCCGGATCGGCGCCGCCGGCGCCCTTCGAGGTGTTCGACTTGGTCCAGGACAGCACCGAGGCGGTGACGCGCGCGGTCGAGGAATTGCCGCTGTTCTTCGCCTGGTTGGTGCCGACCAGGATCGACTCCATGTCGCGCTTGAGCTCGAGGCCCTTGAGCATCTCCTGATAGGCCATCTCGTTGTCGCGGCCGGCGTGCTCGACCGCCTGCTGCGTGCCGGAGACCTGCGGCACCTTGCGCGAGATCTGGCAGACATTGCCCAGCCGCACGGTCGGCGTGGTGGCGTCGGCAGTCGCGTCGTCGCCTTCGAGCTGGGCGTTGCCGGTGTTCGCCGCCGCCAGCGCCTGGGTCTGCCATTCATGATTGACCGCTGACGCCTTGGCCTTGTCGATCGCGGTCATGAACGGCGTGTCGGTCGGATCGATGCGATAGATCATATCCGACAGGTCTTCGCGATTGCCGGTCGCGGAGTAGGTGGTGAAGGTGTTGGTGGGAAGTGCCATTGGGTGTGGTCCTTTGTGTGATGTGCGTTTTCACCACAAACAGTCACCTCTCCATCGTCATTGCCCGCGAAAGCGGGCAATCCAGTACGCACCAAACAAATGAATGAGGACGCGATGGCGCCTCATGCATCGGCTGCGGAGTACTGGATCGTCCGCTGACGCGGACGATGACGGCGGAAGGTTCGTTTGCGGCTGGTTTTACCGGCGCGCCCGCGCCTGACGCTGCGCCATGAGCAATGCCGCCGCGTCCTTCAGGCTGCCGGTCTGTTCGAGCTTGCTGTTGAGCGCCGAGACGCGGGCGTCCGCTTCCGCGTTGCGCGGAAGCGCCGCCCCGGGCCGTTGCACCTGCGGAACCGTTCTTGCCGCCGCCGACTTGGCGGCCGCTTGCGCCTCGCGGTATCGCACGCCGTCGCGGATCAGGAGCTGGAGCCGATGGTCGCGCAGGCTGACGTGCCGGCGGCCGTTCCAGAGGTCGGCGAGCTCCTGGTCGTTGAAGCCGATGTCCTTGAGAACGCTCACGGCGCTGTCGGCGATTTTTGCAGCCTGGGCCTTGTCGGCAAGCTCGGACGCCTTTTCGAAGAAAAGCGCGTCCTGCTCTTGCGCGAAGTTGGACCAGCGCTGGCTGTTCTCCTTGGTCTGCCGCGAAAGCGCCGCGCCGAGCTCCTGCTGGAGCGCAGAGATCTTCTTCTGCTGCGCATCCCACAGGACGTAACGCGGCCAGTCCTCGCGGGCGAGACGCTCGATATCGTGAATCGACTTGATATCGGAGAACTCGCCGGCCTGCTGCTGCAGGAGATTCTGCAGCAGCGTCGGCAGCGCGGATTCGTACTGGTGCTTGGCCTGCGCCGCCGCCTGCTCCTGGGCCGCGAGGGCCTTGAGCTTTTCGGCGGCGTCGTTCTGACGGCGGAGAAAGTCGCTTTCGCGCAGCCGCTCGCGTTCCGCAATCCGTTCCTGCGTCTCGCGAGGGAGGCTCTTGAACAGCTCCTTGTCGTCCTTCGTCCAAGACCGCGGCGGCTCGATGGGCGGACGCTTGTCCGGATCGTCGCCTTGCGTCTCGCCGCGGACCTCATCGCGAGGGGCGGCGTCAGCCTCGGGGGCTAATTCGTTATCCAGTTCGGCTCGGGCGGGCTCCTCGGGAGCGCGATCCGTTCCGGATTGTGTTTGTGCCGGATCCGCCGGCGCGTCCGACGCGGAGGACGATGCCGCCGGGTCGTGCGGATCACCGGCGCCCTCCCGCGGCTTGCCCCGGCTGTGCCGGATATTGGCCAGCGCGCGGGCCGCATCGCTGACGGAGGAAAATTTCCGGTCCTTGGCGGGCGCGACAATAGTGATGTCGTCACCGCCGCCGGCGGCGACGTTGAGATCGGAGTCCATCGGTATCCTCTTTGGGGTGGGTGGTCGAACGCTTCAAATACGCGTGTCGCCGTTCACCTCTCCGCGTCACGGAGAGGAGCGCGACTCATTCGTTATCACGGCAAATTCAGTCGAACGATTGCACCGGCGGCATCGCCGCGCCGGCGGACGGCGCGGGCGCTGCGGACCGTACCGGCCCGTTGGTCGCGGACGCAGAGCTGGCATATGCCGCGACATTCGGCCGGGCGCCGGGTGCGACCGGCGTGATCTTCTCGGCGCGACGCGCCGGCGCGGGGCGTGCCGCACGGCGCGGCCCGGAACGACGCATCCCCCAGGAATTCGAGATCGCCGGCCCGGCGGTCCAGCCGATC